TAACAGTGTCGGCCTGGTAGTTGTAGTACTTAGCAGCAGCAACACGCCAGTTAGCTAAAAACTCTTCAATCTTCTGTACCTGGTCAGTAGTCACGTCATTCATAATTTAATTCCTATCTTTCATTTCCTTGACTTCATTATAACATAAAGTCGACATAAAGTCAACAGTTTTTTTAAATTATTTTCACTTTTTTTCAGGCACAAAAAAAGGGGCCCTAAGGCCCCTAAATCCATCCGTGGATTATTATTATTATTCTAAACTTCTAGAATCTATCCTTCTTTCAGGATGTTGTCTACACGGAAGATTCTGTAGTACTGGTTAGAGCGAGCTGCAGCCAAACCATCAGCAGGTGTAGCACCAACGAATGGGTTAGAAGCCATACCATAACGAGTCTTGAACCCGATACGTGGTTGGAAGTCGTTCTCACCAACTGCGCGTACCATAGTTAAAGGTACATATGGGCAGTAGAACACACCAGCGTCATAAGGGTTAGTACCCTTGTAACCTACAGTGATATAGTCAGTGGTGGCATATGGATCAATATAAACCTTGATCTTACCATTCAACAGACCAGCAAAGGTGTTACCAGTGTCATCAACACTCAACTTAGTTGACAGTGCAGGAGCGTAGTCCAGCAAGCCAGAAGCAGCCAAAGCAGTAGCAACGTCAGAAGAACAGATAACAAAGTTACCTTTACCACGACGAGTGTCTTTAGCAATCTGGTTAGCTTCACGATCCAACTGTACAACTAGACCCTTGAATTTTTCAGCTGACCAACGGCCATCTGCATCAGTAGTCAAGTCGAAGATACCATTCTTAACTGTGTTGCTAGAGATAGCACCAGTCTTAGCTTGGCTGTTGATTGTACGAATAACTTCGCGGTTGATTTCAGCAAGAATCTCTGTAGACAGAATGTTAGCCAGTTCTGTTTCTGCATCCAAGCCATGAATCGCCTTCAAGTCTTGTGCAAGTTCTAGAGTGTATTCTGCTTTCAAAGCGCGGGACTTAGCAGTCACAGTTGCTTTGTCAATGGAGAAGCCCATTTCAGCAAATGCAGACTCACCAGTTGTACCCAACTGCTCAGCATTAGCAGTGGACATACCACCACCAGAAGTAGCAGCAGTGCCAGATGAATCAACGTTAGCGTATCCGCCCAAACCGGAAGGATCAGCACCCTGAGAACTACCAGAGTCACCAGAGAAGCCAGAAACTGCTTCGTTGAACAATGCTTCATCATTCGCAGTAGCACCTGAACGGGTGGTCTTGTACTTGGACTTCATAGCGAAGATCAAGCCAGTAGGACCAGACATTGGCTGAACGCCACAAACGTCATAGGCCATCAGGTTAGGCATGGAACGACGAACCAAGCTAATTAGAACTGGGTTCCAGTTAGCAACGTTGCCGGTGTTGTTAGAAGCAGCATCTTCGTTCATTTGACCGAAGTTCTGTTCCTGTTGTGTTTGCTCGGTTAGAGCTCTTTCTGTGTTTTCCAGTACGGCCGCGGTAACAGCGCGCTTGTGCGCATCTTCGATTTTACCAGCTGACTCTTCGTTTAATACTGGAGACCATTTCTCTACGAGACGATCATAAGTTTCCATAATTGGATCTCCTAATTACTTATTTTGTTTTTCTTAAAGCGTGTAAGTATTTTTCCATCATTGGTGATACTTCTTCAGCTTCATCAGCCTCAGTCAGATCTTCAACGGTGGACTCGGTTGTGGCTTTCTTAGCAAAATACGACTCTTTCAAAGTTGCAACTTTCGCGGCAAACTCTTCGGAGGTACCAAAGTCAATTGACTCTGCTAAAGATTTAAGCTTCTCTACTTGAGTTTCAGCAAGATCACGAGACGCTTCACGAATAATCGCTTCACGCTTATAACCTTCCAATTCCTCTGCAAGATTCAAAGCTTTTGCCGTAGCATCGTTGAACTGTTCTTCCAGTTCTTCGTTTGCTGTAGCAAGTTCGTCAACTAGGTCGACTTTGCCTTCTGGGACTTCAACATAAGATTCGGTGAACAAGTCTTTCAACTTCTCCATGAAACCTTCTGCAATTTCGGAGCGAAGACCGCTCTGGATTGCAACCTTATTGTCTTCCATCCATGTCTCAACAACATAGTTGAGGTAGCTATCAACTTTCTCTACAAGATTAGATTTAGTTTCAGAAACTTCTTCTGCTAATTGCTCAGCATATTCAGTCTCCAAACGATCAATCTCTTCGGAAAGCTTCGATTTAACCGCTGCTTCAAAGATTAACGCTGTTTTGGCTTTGAACTCTTCTGAAAGAGTAGCCTCAGATTCCACTAGAGCATTTAAGTCTTCACTAAAATCTCCATCGACTTGTACGTCTTCTACCTTCATGCCTTTAGGGACAGCAACTTTCTGCGGTTTATCACTGTTCTTCTTGTCACCTTTGCGAGCTTTCGCTTTGGGACCAGCGTCTTCAGCCTTATCATTTGCTGCAAAGGACTGTGCCTCTGCATTCTTAGGATCATGAGCTTCTTCGATTTCCTCGTCGAGCTCTACATCCAGATCTGTTTGATCAGTCATGTTAGATCTCCTGTCTATAACTTAGTATTTTTCAGTAACGAGAGGAAATTCTTAAACTCACGAGTCTGGACCTCATAGAGATCCGCACGTGGAGCCTTTTTAATTTCAGTCTCCATTTGTTCAATTACTTGAGCTTCTATGATTCCGTTATTCCAAACCCACTCAACACCTTCCATAATCCCATTTACGAAAGCAGTTGGTGCTGATGGATCTTGTACAATATCAACTGTATTAAGAATAAAGTCGTCTTTAACGTACATCGTACCATTTCTTTGCTCAAGGCTACCCATACCACGAGTTGAAACACCCAGCTGAACGCCACCTTCAAGTAAACCCTTTACGATATTACCCATCGGAGTATCCAATATGCGTGCTTTTCCGATCACATCATTTCCCTTAAATTCCAGGGATTCAATGAGATGCGAAACTTTGTCTAAGTTCACGGTAGGACCTTCTGGGTGATTTAATTCACCTACCGAGCGCTTAGTTTTAATCTGTTCAGTAACGTACTTATCAACAGCAGATTCCATAACCGCTTTTGGATAAACACGTCCATTTCTATTCTTTGCTTCTGATTGCGCGAAGACACCCTCTATGAAGTGTAGCTTACTACCATCATCCTTCGACTCGACAATACACTGAATGTCTTGTTCGTTATACTCTGCAATCAACTTCATCTTTTGTTCCTACCTTGGTGAGGTTACGGCTGCAAATAACACTGTTGCAGAACCTGCAAACACTTTGTCCGTACTCTTCTTTGGAATCAACACTGACTCTTGGCCGGCCAAGGTTAGTGTCCCTACAGTAACACCTGCTGAATCGGTCACTGTCACAAGCACACCAGTACTACCTGGATTAACTGCGCGTACAGTTCTAGCGGAGCTTACAGTAGTAGCATTGCCCGAACCGTTTGCTGACGCTTCTACCGAAATCGGTTTTACATATGCTGTCATTTACTTCCCCTTAAACTGTTTTACAAATTGTAGTGCCATCTTTTCTGCCTCCCGCTGAGTGCGGTATACGTCCAATCTATCACCATCTATATACACGACAAAACCGGCCCTGTCCTTATGGATCATAACCGGTATACGGCCTATCTTTTTATCAAAGACCATCTTACCAGCTGGATGTTTTTTTGTCATTTCTCTTAGCTGTTCAAACGTCTTCATTTCAACATTCCGTTTATTAGTATTATTTATAACTTTTAATTTTTTGAGTACTAATTCTTATTCAACTGCTTCTTCAGCCCCAAGATCCAGCTCTTCATCATCAAAGTCGTCATCGACTTCATCAACTTCTTCTGCTTCTTCCTCAAATTCAACACCATTAAATGTTGTATCAGCTATCTTGATACTCTCAGCATCCAACGCACTAGACATCTTATCACTAAGAAGATCATTCAAAGAAGCTCCTGCTTTCGCAAAATCTTGATCTGCAATCTGATCTATCAAATCACTCGCTCTATTATCTGTCATATTTACTCCACTTAATTACGTTCTTCATCTTCATCATTATCGATTTCACCTGCTGCTATCTCACCAGCAATATCTTTCTTCATCTTATCAGTTTGGTCATCATCAAAGAATAATACATTCTTCATAACCCATTCTTTTGAGAAGAACTCTCCAACATACTGTTGCAACATATCCAGGGTCTGAATACGCTCCCTCAGAAGTTCTGCATCCTTTAGCTCAGTAAAATGACTGTCTCGCACATAGTCAACAATGATGCTGTTCTTCCACAACTCCCAATCCTCATCAGTAATAATACCCTTGAGTATAAGCTGCTTCTTTAGAACATTAAGGAATAGGTGATCAAACTTACTACGCAACCTGTCAATAAACTTCTGGAATTTCAACTCATCTCGTGTAATCTCTGTAGATCTACCCAACGAGAATTGCGACTCCTGCTCAAGTCGATTGATAGGAACATTTAATGATCTATATAGTCTCTTCTGAAAGTATACAATATCATCTATCTGACCTAGGTTTTCACCACCTGGTAGTGTTGATATCTCTGTACCTCTGCCACCTTCTCTACGTGGTAACCAAAAGTCTTCTAACATCGACATGTGCTTTCTATCATCTCTAATAGCACCTGTATCAGCATCGTACACAAGCTTGTTGCGATACTTAGCCATGATGTTCTTCATGTACTCTTCTGACTTACCCTTCGGTAAATTACCAACATCAATATAGAATATTCTACGTTCAGGTGCACGTGCAAGACGATAGATCACAAGTGAATCTTCCATCATCCGCAGCTGATTGATAGGCTTCAACGCCTTATGTAGATGAGATACGACTTTCCGTCTGCGCTCATCCAACAGACCAGATGTAACATATGAAATACTGTCTGCTGTAATCTTAATCCCTTGGTTCTGTCCACCAGGCTTTTCCTGATATATGTAGAACTCATCCACACTCTCAACCAATGGAGCTCCTGTCGCTGGATCCCTTGCTTTCTTAATCTGCTTCATCTTTCGAATCTTAGCAGCATCTATTGGGCGGATCTCTTGAATACCAACCTTAGGGTTTTTCTCATCCACAACAAGGTGATGGAACATCCGTCCATCTATATACCAACGCTTAAACAAGTCATGACCAAGCTCACTAAAATTGAGCATGCTCAAAACCGTATCGAATTCTTCCTGAATCTGTTTCTTTATGTTGTCACTGGTCTCAACTTCATCCAATATCAATGAAACAGGACTTTCGTTTGTACCAGTAGAGATAGCCTCGTTGACTATATCTTCAATAGCAGCATCCACCTCAGGGTGGTGAGATACTCCTCTATACTGTTGAATAAGATGCCGTTCGTCCTTAGACTTCTCACCATCAAGATCAACATATGTACCGTAATGAGCTCCTGCAGCCGTGACGTATCCTGCCCCATCTTCATCGACTGGGGGCACAATAGAATGCAGTTTTTCTTTGCTCTTATCACGGGCTCTTTTGATCTCAAACCCAAATAATTTAAAGCTATCTTCTGCCATGCTAATTCCTAATTTATGATTTAAAGGGGCTAACCAGCCCCTTTCCACTATTTATAGGCTTACGAAGTGGTGTTAGATTCCCAGTATTGAACCTGGAACTCAACAGTGAATCGCTCAATTTCATTCTCTGAGGCATAACTCAGATCAATTGGGGATACAGCTGTTGGGAAACAACCACGGAAGTTGTAAGTTTTGATGGTAGTACCATCTTTGTCCAACTGCTCAACTAACAGATCTGCTTCATAGTCAACAGGGTTGACCAAGCCGGTATTAGCACTATGTGCATTCATACCATTCATCCAACGCTCTAAAGCGTCACGAATCTTAAAGTCTGTATCGTTGATAACTGTTGGGGACCACACGTCGAACACGCGATCTCCAGCAATTTTCAGTTGACGGCCACGGAATGGCACAACAATCGGATTGATTGTCGAACCAGGTAGCTGGGCCGCTTCACACAAGAATGAAGTAATCTCTACATCACCGCCTGCGTAAGCTGGGAAGTTGATTGTCGCTTTGAATAAATTCGGTCTAGCGCCACCACCTCTCAGCTTGGATTTAAAGTCATCGACTCCTAAAATTGCCATTTCCTATTCTCCTATGACGCTATACTGTGCCAACAACTTCTTCAAAATCAACACCAGTTCTAACAGCTACGAAGTTAAGAGTAACGTAGTTGATTGAACGTGCTGGCTTGATGAAGACGTTAGCGATAAACTCGTTGCGGTCAATAACAGCAGATGTGTTATTAGTTGAGTCACAAACTACTTTAAAGTCTGTAACACCACGACGACCTTGGATCTCTCTCAAGAACGGCTCTACAATGTTAACGAACTCAGCGCGAGTAAACTCATCGTTAAATTCAAACATAACATTTCTAGCGGCTGTTGCAACTGCTCTCTCAACAACCAAGAACAGTCTACGCACGTTAATGCGATCGAAAGCAGATGGTCTATTCAAGAAGGTCTTGTCACCAAATAACAAGATTCCTTGACCTGGAATGTTAGCAATTGGGTTAACGCCAGCTTTATACAGTGTATCTCTTTCTGCCTTGGTAGGTGAATAAGCAAGAGATGTTATACCATAATACTGACCTCTACGTTGACCAGCAGGTGAGAACCATGGAGCTGCGTTTGCATCTGTAGCTGCCATTACACCAGCTGTGCTAGATGCTGCTGGAATGAATACATACTGATCGTTGTACTTATCATAAACCTTCAAATAGTTGTTATCAACAACAACATAAGAAGAGTTATTGAAAGTTGATACAGTAGTAGTAGTATCCGAAACAGGTGTGGAGTTATTTACAACTGCTGCACTATTTGGGGAAGTAACGACCACGCAATCCTTGCGTGTTGTGCCGGCTATCCCTGCGAGATCGTTAACAACAGTTACTTGATCACTACCAGATGACATACCTGGAGCAATCAGGAAATCTACTAATGTAGTGTCTGTATCTTCAAATAGATCGAAGCCAGTTGCATATTCCGAAGTAGTCAGTGAACCAGAATCAACACCACCAGTTAAGGATTTGGAAATCTTGGCTGTTACGGAACCACCAAATGCTTTGGCGCTACCGGGAGTTGTTGCGGTACCAGCATTGGTTAGTGTGGAGAGATCTCCATCCCAATGTGCTAACCAGACATACTCAGAAGAGCTATTAACTACATCATATGCATAGTTGGATGAGCCGTCTGTATTCCTAGCATCTGATGCTAAAGAAACATAAGCAAATCGTTCTAATACTGTGCCGATGGTACCAGATACAGAACCATCTTCATCTACAACTACAATGTGTGCTTCATCATTGGAGCCATCACGTGCGCTAGCGTATGTGGATGTGCCGGGAACAGAATCAAACTCTCCCTTATATCCCCAAGCAGCCCATGCTGTAGCATTTGCAGGACAGATCTCTACTTTAAGTGAATTACCCAGATCACCTGGATATTTTGCAATCCAAGCACCTACGTTCACTTCTGGTGAATCAGCACCATAAGTTGATTTTACGTCATCCCAATGATCCTTGTTTTTCACTACTGTGACAACAGAGGAAGATGAGGTTGCGTTTTTCGCGCTTGCTGTATATTCACGAACAACATACAACGCAGCGGAGTATCTTAAAAATTGGACTGCAGACAAAAAGTCCACAGCATTCGTTGCGGTAGGGGAACCGAAGGTTTCTGCCAGCTTTGCCTCTGTATCGACAAGTGTGGCCTTCTTCGCAGGACCCCATCTAAAATCGCCGACGAACGCACCAGTTGTTGAAGTGACGTTGGGAACGTATCCCGACAGGTCAACTTCTTTTACTGAGATCGCAGGGGATTCGGAGGGACTAAATACTGCCATATCTCTTTTCCTTTTGAGCTAAATAATAAGATGATCTAATTGATCTCATAATAAGGTTAGTTTCATTACTGTTATTTATACTAATTTAATTCTCAGTAATATTCATCAACCCAAGGCTTGCCCCCTATACACCACGGATCTTCCGGTGTTGGTTCCGGAATATCATCCAACCCATCATCAATGTACCCAAATGGTACAACATCGTTTTCTATTTCAACCATCCTCTGTTTAAACATTAGCTCTTTGAGGTTTATATCTGTCAAATCGGCAAAGCGGTCTCCTAATGAGAAGTATCCAAACATCACAAGATTCATCATCAAATCATCGTGGTTACCATCACTAGCCTCATAGGACTGACCCTTAGCTACAAAGGTAGACATCTCTATGATTGTATCCTTATCATGAATAACTAACTTTCTATTTTCGATAATATCCTTTATAGTTGAGCATCCAAGTCGTTTAACCTTACGGTTCATTGTCACACCCAACCCATCTGATCTTATGGCTGATTCGAGATGAAGATTCTCATACTCCAACTCATGGTATAAACCATTACAAACAACACCGCCCTGATCATTATTCTCGACTATTGTATACGCCTCATTATACTTCGTGCAGTACTTGTATATAACATTGGGAAAGAGTATTGGTGATATTCGATTGTTTCTATACACTGCTACCTGCTCAAATGGTGCTGTGGACACATCAATAATGTTAAATGTAGAGTAGTCACCCCCTACTCCCTTTGCAACATCAACTAAGCATATGTACTGATGATCCTTAACTGTCTCCTTATACACAAGCATATTACCACCTTCAAAGGTGGATATAGGTGCAGCCGACCTCAGCTCCATCAGAGCTGATCCATCTATTAATGTATCACCTGTTCCAAAGAATGTATTTCCGAACTCCTGATCGAACTGTAGCTGAGATGTGTTGGCCACTGTCTCTGCCTTCCACTTCTCATCTCTCCCAGGAACATCCCACCAATCAACTCTGAATGGAGAATATGCATTTGTTTGTTGAAGGGCACCCTCCCACAGCTTATGATACATGTTACCAATACCATTGGCAGTTGATGTAATAATCACACGTGAGTTCTTACCAGAGGATATAACAGGATACGTTGATGTATAGAATGTAGCTGCATCTTCTACAAATGCAAACTCATCCAGATACAGTAGGTTTACAGACATACCACGAATGGAAGATCCAGATGTAGCTGCTGCAATTATCTTCGAGTTGTTGCTAAATTCAACACTTCTTTTGTTGAGTGCCTTGCAACCAGGCTGCAGGAAGAATGGAAGATTCTCCAGCATAAGAGTAACACGGCTCAACATTTCTTGAGCTGTTGCTCCTTTGTTGGCGAGAACTGCTATGGTTTTTTCAGGATGAAATAATGCGTACCAGAGAAGATATCCAACAGATGATATCGACTTACCTGATTGACGACAGGCAAGCACAATTGAGAATCTATTAGCCTCGAAGTGATTGAACATCTCTTCTTGATATGGATATAAATTAAACGGCACCAAGCCCTTATCTAAGTGGATAACTTTACAATAAGTTCTAGTAAAATAGGGGGCAGAGCTCATGCACTTTCTGTACTCATCTATCTCATGAGCAGTAAACTGCGTAACAACCCCATCCCTCTTTACATTAGCATTGCCGAGGTATGTTTCATTCATCATCTGGTGGAATTACTTCCTCACCTTCTATTTCATTCTCTTCTGGGGTAACATCCTTCAATAGGAACCGCTGTAATTCTGAGGTTGATCCTACAAAGACATTGTTATTGGTTGTGGAACCTGGGGGAAGTTCGGGCTTATCCTCTTTGTCAACCTCTTTCTTCTTCTTATGTAGGTCAAGTAGATTGCCATTAATATCCGAGACATTCTTCATCATCCCCGAAAGAACTTCAAAAGCTCTGGGGTGCTCGGTCGCTCTCGCCACCTCTATCATCTCCTCAAGGGCTTCTGATCCCTTTAAGAGAAGTTCACGATAGTTTTGGCGCGCGAATTCAAAATCCCTATCTTTTTCATCAGTCATTTGCGTAGTCGTAGCTCTCTAAGAAACCATAATCACTATCTGCACTGACTCCCTCTGGGGTCGGTGTAATCGTTATGGTTAGTGTATCACTATCAGATATATCCTTATTATTTATATCTATCTTAGGGATAGCCTTAGTGATAACAGATTTCTGTTCAACAGGTCCGTAAAAGTTGACTTTCATCTCAAACGTAAGGGTGTATATAATTGTTCTACGCATTTCCTGCGCACCCTCATAATCATCCTGGAAGTCAACACCCGATAGTGTAATCGGCACATCTTCTTTTATATCAGTATGATCGTCAAATGGTTTGATTGACAGTGTATACTGAGGACTAAAATATGGCAGTATTTGCTCAACTATCTGCAGAGCATCGTCCTGCGTCTTTGTAAAGATACTTAATTGGAAGCCAATGATGTACGGCACATACGAATTAAACTTCGTCCGCTTAGCTGCTGTATCTCCAGCTTTGTTAAAATTGTTAGCTTTCTGTAGTTGTCTAGTGGGATCATACTGTAGAGATACAATCTCAAAAGACATTCTTGGCAACTTAATTGCTACCTGTTGATCTGAATTCAAGTCTGCATTCTGTCTAATACGCTCCAAGAACTTTTGTGATGGTGCATAAGCTAATGGTACCTTTGAGGTACTCATCACTTTACCAGCATTATTCTTCCTAAGGACGTATATGTCGTTAAACAGCTTACCGAACATAGCCACAGATCTACGTAGTCTCTGGTGATAGAAATAGTTTCCAAACATTAGCTAGGTTCTCCAAAAGGATTAGACTCTGAGAAATCTAAGAAATCAGTCAGTGTATCAAAGTATGTATTGTCTTCTGTCTCAGACAACTTGTTATCCTCAGATGTCGACAACACCCCTGCTTCAGCTTGAGATGTGGCTCCAATTACATCATTGCCACCCACCACAAATGAATGTAGTTTTCCATCCGATGCTCCAACCTGAGTAAGGAACAAGCTACCATCCGAATCAATCCACTTAGCAACCTTACCTGTAATATCGACTGTATCTGATATGGCCTGGGTAACGATTTCACCATCAGTGTAGTTAACAGATCCACCACTCACATCTACATTAACAATATGAGTATATGCATAATCCCTCTCAACATCATCAATAAGCTCAACGCCAGTAGACATATCCTCACCAGCGTATTCAAACAACTCACATCTAAGTTTAAACGTAGGAAGATTCTGTAGCTGATAGAATGGTTGTTCATGTTCCACGTGTGTGATTTCAAACAGTTTCTTGGAGAAAGGAATGTATAACAGATCACCCTCTCCTGGTCGCTGCAGTGTAATCTCATTATCAAATCGCGCTACTGTTTGAGCCCATCTACGCTTGGCCAACACAAATGTTGCCTGGTCTCGAATCTCAACTCCAAACTTTGTAAACAGATCGCCTTCACCATCAAAACCATCAACATTCTCAATCCACATCTCTACTTTGTATGCGGAGTTGAACCTTGATTGAATGTCCTCGTTCATCAACTTATCTTCGGCGACAATATCCCTAGGCAGATAGTATATATCCTGCCCATACATCTTCAAAGATTCTATTACAATATCCTCGAAGAGTCCTTGCTCTGATCTTACACCTTGACTAAAATATGGATTAGTAGCCATCTATTACCCCACAAAGAAGTCTGTTGGCATCTCATGCTCAAGTCTGATTGTCTCTTTCAGACGCTCTATCTCAGCAGTCGCGTCATCAAATAACTGACGACCATTTAACATCACACCACCAGGCAGCTGCATGCCTTCAAACTTCAAAAGGTTTGCTCCCCACTGACGTTTAATCAATGCAGTTAAATACTCTTTCAACCACATATCATCGTATATAGATGTATGTGTATCAGCATCTATTGTTTGATAAATCTCTGCTACAATATAATCACCAGCCTGAATATCCTTATCTTGGAATTCACCAAAGATATACAGTCTATTCTGCTTACGACTAAATTGAACTTGAGGTGTGCCGTTTAGTTTATGGTCCAGCAATGAAAGATACTGCTGCATCTGCTCATAATAAGCTAGATCGCCTATAAATGAGTGCATGTTAGCAATATCATTCAAATGCATCTGATACTTAATATCGAAGAAGTTCTTCGACATCTTATCCCCATGAACATTGAACAAGCGTGATACAACCTGAACACTGGAGTCGAGAGTGATGTATTCATTAGTAACATCATCCTCTGTAACTAAGTGTTTTAGGTACGCCTTAACAGTAGCCTCAGAGTTAAACTCTTGATAGTACTGAATAGCTTCATCAACTCTATCTTCTAGCTGATCTGGATCCACGTTAATTTCGATAACTGGATCGCCAAGTGCCCGGAGACAATATTCTATAAGTGTTGGTCTTGAATTTGGTTTAGCCATATCT